GCGCAGAGACGCAGCAGGAGGAGCTCGCACAGCCGCGCGAGCGGGTTATGCAGGGTCTCGGCTCGGACCGTCCCGGCGGGAGGCGAACGAACTGGATATCCGTCAGGGACGCACTGCCTCCGCAGCCCGGAGTCTACCTGATACACGCCAAGTCGGCTGATCCTGCCGACCCTTTGATTACGACAGCACGCTATCAGCCGAGAGCGGTTCCATGCTGGGAGGGCCTGATGACTTTCTGGGCCGAGAGGGTGACCCACTGGATGCCCTTGGAACTCCCGACTGACGTTCGTCCGGTATCAACGTGAGGAGGCAAGGCGTGGATAAGGACTTCGAGACATGGTGGAATACAGGCTCCTGGTGTTCGACGGCGCCGCTTGTTCGACATGAAGGGAAGAAAGAGCTCGCGTGGGTAGCATGGCATGCTGGCCGTGCCGCCGGAGTCCAGGCCCCGGGCGGTGATGCTTTCGCGGACTGGTGGCGACCGCTCATCGAAAATGACTCGTTCCTCCTTACGGCCCACCCTAAAGATCTAGCATGGGCCGCATGGCGAGCGGGCCGACTGTTGGTGGATCGGCCGGTCTCGCCCAGCGGTGAGGTAGCTTGGCTAGGGCTTGACGTAGCGAGAAGACAAGACGTGACCGTGGCCGTCGTGTCGTACCCTGGGGCGGTACGCGATGAGGAGCTTCGGTCTCTGGAGATCCGGCTAAGGGAGATGCTGGGGCTTCCCGTCGTAGCCCTTCAGAAAGGGGCGACGCTCACTGTCGAGGGGCGTCAGGAGTACGAGCGCAGGCGTGAGCGGGCCCGCCGAAGGCCGGCCTCGCGGCTCAGGGAGGCGATGGCCGGCGGAGCCTACGAGGAAGCTAGGGCCAGGGCGACGGGTTGTCTGTTCCACGGCCTGCCCATCTTGGACATGAGTCACTCGGACCTCTTAGCGCTCGTCGGAAGCCTGCTCGAAGCTGAGAAGGGCTCGTTCCCGGCGTTTCTTAAAGCTCATGGCCTATCGTGGCAGCCTGGAGACGATCCCCATGTCCGCTAACCGCAGCAGAGCGGGGAGGCCGGCGCGCCCGAAGGCGGCCAAGGTGCTGGAGGGGACGTTCAGGCCGGACCGGGAAGCCCCGGGGGCGTTCGATCCCCCGCATGGGGTTCCAGACTGTCCGGAATGGCTGCCTGCACTGGCCCGAGAGGAGTGGGAGCGGTTGGTGGCAGACCCGGAGATCCGGCTCGTACTGGCGCGGGTAGATCAGAACGCCCTCGCGGCCTGGGCGGATGCGGTGGCGACGTGGCGGGTGGCGTCGGCGGTGATCGAGGCGGAGGGCACCACCTACGAAGTCGAGGGAAAGGCCGGGACCTACATGAAACTCCGGCCGGAGGTGGCGCTGAGGGACAAGGCCCGCATGGACGCGGTGAATCTGGGGAGGGAGTTCGGGCTCACCCCGGCCTCGCGGAGCAAGGTGCTCAAGGCCACGAAGCCCGAGGAGGAAGACCCGCTTGAAGCCCTGAAGCGGGCCCGGGAGCAGCGAGAGAAGCGTGGCGCGTAAACCGGCACCGAGAAGCCACCCGACCACGCGGTATGCGGAGGGCGTGGTGGAGGGCAAGATCATCGCGGGCCCACACGTGCGGATGGCATGCCGCCGCCATCTCTATGATCTTGAGATCGGGTCTCGGAGGGGTCTCCATTTTGATGCTGATTTAGCTGACGCGAACATCGATTTCTTCAGAACGGTCCTTGTCCACCCAGAGGGGGCGAAGCAGGGCCAACCGTTTATCCTAGAACCCTTCCAGGTCTTCCAGCACGGGAACACTTACGGCTGGTGGGACGAAAAGACGGAGGAGCGGCGATTCCGGGTGGTCTATATAGAGGAAGGGAAGGGTAACGGGAAGACCCCCCGGGCGGCGGGATGTGCTTTGGAAGCCCTCATGCTCGGGGGGCACGCGTCGGAGATCTACTGCGCGGCCTTCTCCAAGGAACAGGCGAACATCGCATGGCGGGACGCCCACAAGCTGACCCTCGCCTCCCCGGTGCTGAGCAAGCGGATCGACGTGCGCGAGCACACGCACACCCTGATCAACCGGCCGGACTACTCCTTCCTGACCGTCTTGTCCTCGGAAGACCGGGGTATCTCCGGCCAGCGAATCAAGTTCGCGCTGATCGACGAGCTCCACGAGCACCGGGACGCCTCGATCCTCCAGAAGATCCAGAAGGGCACGAAGAGCAGCAAAGACCCCCTCATTTTCATCATCACCAACTCCGGCGTGGACCGGAACTCCGTCTGTTACCACTACCACGAGTACGCTATCCGGGTGCTGGCGGCCGGAGTCGAGGGGGGTGACCCAGCTCTCCGGGATGACGGCTTCTTCGCCTACGTTTGCGCGCTGGACCCCGAAGATTACCGGGAGGAGGGGCAGGTATCCATGTCCCTCCTGGGAAAGAACCGGGCGGCCTGGGCGAAGGCGAACCCCGGACTCGGGACAGTCTTGAAGAAGAGCTATTTAGAGGCGGAGTTTCGGCAGGCGCTCAACATGCCTAGCGCCCAGAACGTCACGCTCCGCCTCAACTTCTGTGTCTGGACAGAGAGCATGTCCGTCTGGATTCCGGACGACACGTGGATGGCGGGAGCCACGTCAACGGACTTGAGGGAGCTTCTGCGGTGTGAACGGTGCTGGGCAGGCCTCGACCTTGCGAAGGGGCGGGACGTAACTGCCCTGGTGCTGGTCTTTCCTCCCTGCGCAGGCCGTGCCCTCTACCCCGACAAATGGGCAACGCTAGAGGCCTACTGGGTTCCGGAGGAAAGCATCCGGGAGCGGAGCGAACGGGACCGGGTACCGTATGACATCTGGGCGCGGGAGGGGCACATGTTCACCACCCCGGGCAACGTCACGGACTACGAGTTCATCCGGGCGGAGATCAACCGCCTCTCAGGAATCTACCGCATCCAGGAGATTGCCTATGACATGCACTTCGGTGGGGAGTTAGTGACCGCCCTTCAGGGAGATAACCTCACCGTGGTGCCCTACGGGCAGGGGTTCATCTCTATGGGGACGCCCGTCGCGGAGATGGAGAAGGTGGCGTTCGGGCGACAACTGGTGCATACGGGGCACCCAGTGACGCGATGGATGTTCTCGAACGTCGCTCTGGCCCATGATGCGGCGGGCAACCACAAGATCGACAAGGAGAAGTCCAAGGAGAAGGTGGACGGCCCTGTAGCCATGGCGATGGGGTGGGGGCGGGCAGTGTTGCACCTACCCTCCGACGATCAATGCCGGTGCCCGGAGCCCGATATCGACCCCGCCGGGCTGTGCCTGATCTGCGAGAAGTGGACCCCGGAGCACGGCGTGGCGTCCTACCTTTGAGCCCCGGAGTGGCGACAAGCAATCCGGCTTCAATATCTTGGATAGGATCTTGCCAAGTGACGCGCTGAAGCGTTATACTTTGCCTTGGGGGTGTGCCATGACAAAGCGAGATTGGACTCTCTTGGCAATAGCAGCGGCGGACGGGGAGGCGCTTTCCCCCGTCCAACTTCAGAAGGTACTTTTTCTTCTTGGCGAGTTCAAGCTCAAGGGGCGGAATAACTTTTATAACTTCATCCCTTATAACTATGGCCCGTTTGATCCCGAAATCTATCGAGACGCAGAGGCATTGGAGGCTGACAGGTTAGTTACAGTGCAGGCGGGGGGACGCTGGAAGCAGTACGCGGCCACCCCTAGGGGTCTTGCACTAGCCGAAAGGCTCAACGCTGATGCCGATGCGCTGGACTACCTCCGACGCGTTGTCAAATGGGCGCGCTCGCTCACCTTCCAGGAATTGGTCACCGCCATTTACAAGCGGTTTCCCGAATATCGGGTCAACAGCGTCTTCATCCGAGGACGCCTAGAGGCTATCAATGTTCACCGTTCCGCTAATATTTTCAAGTTGTATCCTAGAATTGGGCCCACTAAGCTAACCGGGCATTTTCCGGAATCTTTGAGAGAGCGGATCGGCCTCTCTCTTGGCAAAGACGTGATCGCGCGAGGGAAGCTGAAGTATCGCGCCAATGAGCCGCACGCCTATGCAATCGACGTTGAGTCCGTCGAGATCATGCCCGAACCCGAAACGCTGCCATCGTTTTACGATCTATTGGGCGCTGCTCCGGATTTGACCGACGATTTGAGCACCGAAGAATGGCTGATCCGGCGTCGCGCAGAAGTTGAACCCGGACTTCGTAAACTTTTCGGTCTCTGATAAATGGCTCGAAAGAAACCGCCGTCTGTCGTTACGGTTGACCACCTTCACGCCGGGAGGTGCGATCGGCATTAGACCTCCGGGGTGTCGTCGCGTAGGATCGGTGCTGCTTGTAGCGCCGGACGCTGGACACCCCATCGGCCGGTTGGCCAGATGGGCATTTCTGTTTTAGCACGCCTAACTCGCTCAATCCATAGGGTTTATTGAGACAAATGCCGCCGGCCGGCTCCCTTTTGTCCCAGTTCACTTGCGGCTATGGTAGAATCTACTCCCGTGGCCGTTCCTCTGCGCGCAACCTGGCGATGGCTCGTCCTACTGGCCCTGGCCATAGGGCGTGGTGTTGGCATTTTAGAAGTATCGATTCTGGCGGTGGGGCTCGGGGTATACTGGGTTTGTAAGCTCTACATGCCCGGGCAGCAGTCTCTTGGGGCAGCCCTCATCGCCGGCGGCCTGCTGTCGATCGGCATCCAGATGGCGGAGCTCCTCCGCAGAGGAGGTCCGGAATGACGAGCCGGGAGTTGGCTGACGATCTCTATAGCCTCTTCCTTGCTGGAACGTGGGCCCACCTGCGCGCCTGCGGCGCGTTAAAGACCCTCCTAGACGGATTGCAGGAGAAAGACGAGATCCAGGCCCGTCTGGAACAGGAAAGGGAACTGGAAGCCCAAGCCCTGATTCTGAACACTCTGAACCGGCGACCCTGGGAGGCCGGGGACTAGTGAGTCTCCTCCACTCAGGCAGTCGAGGCTTCTTCGCCGATCTCGGCACGCCCACTTTTCCCCACGATCCAACAGATGAGAGGGCTTGGAGCGGAGGGGGCCCCTCCTACGTGACCAGTACGGGCTTGACGGTCGATTACGCGACGGCCCTCCGGGTGAGCTGCATCTTCCAAGGAGTCCGCTTGATCGGACAGACCATGGGGAGCATGCCCATCCGGGTACTTCGGGACTTGGGAGGGGGGCGGAAGGAGGAGATCGGCGCCGACGCCACCAAGGGCTCCCCGGGCGCGGCCATCCGCCGCCTCCTGAAGGTGCGGCCTAACTCCTGGCAAACCCCAAAGCAATTCCAAGAGACGCTTACGGCATGGTCGATCCTCTGGGGACAGGGCCTCGCGGAGATCAAGCCCGGGGGGTTCGGGGCATTCGACGAGCTCTGGCCGATCGAGCCCTCCTGGGTTACGTCCGAGCAGATCCGGGCCACGCGGCGGATGCGGTACATCATCGATGAGCCGGGACAGGCGCGCCGAGTACTGACGCAGGATGAGGTCTTCCGGGTAGACGGGTTCGGCCTCACGGGCGCCGTGGGCTCCGCCGTTCTCTCGCTGGCCCGGGAGGCGATCGGCCTGTGGGTGGCTCACCAGAAGTTCGAGGGGCTCTACTTTGCCAACGGGGCCAAGCCGTCGGTGTGGCTCCAGCACCCCGGGCCGCAGCGGATGGACCCAGAGGCCTATCTCCGCTTGAAGAAGAGTACGGACGAGCGATACAGCGGCTGGGGCAACCATCACCGGCCGGTCATCCTTGAGCAGGCCGTAACGGCCAAAGAGACCGGCTGGAACATGGAGCAGAGCCAGAGCGTTGAGGCGAAGCACAACCTCGTAGAGGAGATGGCCCGCTTCCTCAACTTGCCCACCCAGTTCTTCATGCTCGCCTCCGAGCCCACGCATGCGAGCGCCGAGACGTTCAACCAACAAGCCGTGGACTACACATTCATGCCCCACGCTGCAGCCTGGGAGCAATCCGCCGTCCGCGATTTGTTGCTAGAAGACGAGACGGACATCGTTGTCAAGTTCGTGTTCGACTCCCTCCTCCGGGGCAAGACCCTGGAGCGGGCGCAGGCCTACGCGGCCTTCATCATGAATGGGGTTATGTCTGAGAATGAGTGCCGCATCCGGGAAGACTTGGACCCCTTCCCGGGATTGGACGAGCCGCGCCGGTCTGCGAACCAGGACCGAGGGGCGGACCCCACCGGGAAGCCTGCGCCCCAAGAAGATGTTCAGCCGCCGCCTCGGCCAGCGAAGAAACAGCCTCGCCCCGAAGAGAGCGGCATCTCCCGCCAGCTCCTCCTGATTGCAGAGGCCAACGCCGCCCGCGTCGTGCGCCGGGAGTTGGCCGCCATCGCCGACAAGGGGGCGAAGCACGCCTCGGACCCGCAGGCGTGGAATTCGTGGTTGGAGGAGTTCTACCGGGCGCACGAGGCGGTCGTGGCGGACGCCCTCCAGCTTCCGCCGCTCCTCAGCCGGGGGTACGTTATGCGCCACCGCGAGGCTCTCAAGGCCGGCGGCTTGGCCGTAGCGGAGTCCTGGGACCCCGACGCCGTAGTAGAGTTGAGGGACTTGGCCGTCTCGGCGGTCTGAAAAGGAGAAGAGATGTCCAAGAAGCGCCCCCCCGTCCGAGTCCTCGGCGCCATCACTGAGTACCCTTGGGCCATGCTCCCGGCGGCTTTCGATCTCATGCTGGAGATCGTCGGGCGCCGGTTCACGGCCGAGATCCTGTCTCCGGAGGAGAAGGAAGCGCGGATCGAGGCGGCCCGCCGGACCCCGGGACCCGCAACGGCGCCGGGGAGTATCGCGGTCCTGAATCTCTATGGGGTGATGGCTCAGCGGGTGGGAGCTTTCGCCGACGTGTCCCAAGAGGGGACGGCGTGTGAGGCGTTCGCCGCGACCTTCCGGGCCGCTATGTCGGACCCCAACGTAACCGCGATCGTCCTCAACGTCGACAGCCCCGGCGGTTCTGTGTTCGGGGTGGAGGAGCTTGGGGATGTGATCTGGAGTGCCAAGGGGACGAAGCCGGTGATCGCGGTCGCCAACTCTATGGCAGCGAGCGCGGCCTATTGGGTGGCTACCCAGGCGGATGAGCTGGTGGTGACCCCAGGGGGCGAGGTGGGTTCCGTGGGCGTCCTGGCGCGCCACGAGGACGTGTCCGCTGCCGCCGAGGCCCAGGGGGTTCGGGTGACCTTCGTTACTGCCCCGGAGGGCGGGCACAAGGCGGAGGGCAACCCCTTCGAGCCCCTCTCGGATGATGCGCGCTCCCATCTCCAAACTCGCGTGAACGACTACTACGGTAAGTTCGTCTCCGCCGTGGCCCGGGGCCGTAAGGTTAGCATGAAGCGGGTCCGCGAGGACTTCGGGCAGGGCCGGATGTACGGGGCCGCGCAGGCCGTGGCGGCCGGAATGGCGGATCGGGTGGATACCTTGCAGGGAGTTATCAATGGGCTGATGTCAAAGGGCCGGCCCCCTGGGCGTCTTCGGGGCGAGGCCGAGGGGCAGCCGACTCTTCAGGCGGGCCCGATGTGCGCCCCAAACCTGCGGGAGGGTGGCTCTGAGATGGCGTGCTCCTCGTGTAAGCACTTCTCGAAGCCATCTGATGCGGCCGGCGGGGTCTGTTCTCGACACGATTTCGTGGCCGAGGATGCCTGGGTTTGCGACGACTGGGAGAGTCCCGCTGCTGCCGAGGAGGACGGAGGTATGGACATGGGCGCGGCTCAGCAGGCGAGAGCCAGGGCCCGATTGGCGCTTGCGGGCGCAGGGAGGCAGGCATGAAAGCTCATCTGCCGGGAGGACGAACCATCGATGTCCCAGCCCTGAGTGCGCGAGTCCAGATTCCCGAGCTCCCTAACGTCCCGGAGACGAGAGCTGAGTGGTACGGCGAAGCTGAGAAGATTCCCTTCCCGGAGGACGTTCGGCCCGCCCGGAAGATCTCCTCGAAGATCTACCGCCTCGCCAGTATCGCCGTCATCCCGGGCGGCGAATTCGAAGGCTACTACTACGTATGCGGTTAATCACGGGTTGGCGTTACGACCCTCCGCGCGACCAATGGCGCTTATTCCATAACGGGCTGTGCATACTGATTAGGTCTGGCGAGTGCTTTCCTCGCGGGCTTCCCTGGCCCGAGGCTTGGAAGTTGCGAACCCGCAAGGGTGGAACATCAAGGCACCGTTATGCAGGAGGAGGATCATGAAAAAGGCTAGAGCCTCAGCCCGGGGCGGGCAGCCTCCGGGCGAGCGAATCGACCCGCAGCCAGGGTGCCCAGACCGCTGGCGGCCCTCCACGGCTCGCCATAGACCTCCCGTGAAGTCCTGGACGGGCCGGAGAATTTGAGGTGGGCGCCAACGACTCGGCCGGGCGCCGAGACCTTGACCGGATCTACGCCGAGCTGGAGGAGTCCGTCCATCGAGCCCTGAAGACGGGCCCCTGCGCTTGCGGGCGAACCGTCCCGGCCGAGGTCGATCCGATCTCTCCGCTTCTCAGGGAGTACGATCCGTCAATCTGCTACTACCGGGTCTCTTGCTCCACCCGGTGCCGCCGGTGCGGGCACGAAGAGGTGATGAACGCCGTCGCTTCGTTGCACTCCTAGAGGACCTCAGCGACTTCTGCCAGAGATCCCCTAGTAATTCGCTCGACCGCCTGACCTAGCCTAACGTGGCCGTGACAAACCGCTCCTTGACCGCATCGCCAAGCCTTGCCCGGCCGTGAGTTGCCACTCCGTTCCACAACCGCCTTACCCAGCGCCACCGAGACCGCCGCGGCGGACCTTCCCGCGCCTACCCTCTCCAAGACCGCCGAGCCAATCCGCACCTTACCGTGCCAGTCCCGGCCGTACCTAACTCGACCCGTCCTAGACCGCCAAGACGCACCGCAGCGAGCCGTGCCTATCCCTAAGCTGCCAGGACCGCCGGGCCGTGACAACCCGGACCGGGCCAAACAGCACCCGGCCGCACCGCTACAAACCATCCACGACCGCACAGCCTGACAGGTGTGGTTCGGACGGGTAAGGCGCGGCGGAGCAAGCTTTGGCTCGGTTTGCATTGCGCTACATAGACCGCCTTGCCGGCGTTGCCAGCGCTACTCAGCGCCAACGCTCTTTGACCACTCCCTCCGACCTAAAGGCTCGCCTGCTGACTCTCGCTAGTGTCGGAGGCTACCGCAGCCGGAGCCCTTCCCATGATCGCAAGGGCTCCATGCAGCATCGCGGCGTCTTCTTCGCGACCGAGAGCCACGGCCACGGAGTAAGCTCTCTCCAGGGCGCCCACGGCCCGTCGGATCTCGGCTTCCAGGGTATCGGCCGCCACCTCTTCCGAGGTCTTCAGGCTCATGAGCGGCACGTAGCCCTGATCCTTGGGGCCCTTAGCGGGGTCCCGGACGTAGAAGGGAGCCGCAACCTGGAAGACGCCCAGCCTCACAAGCTCCGGTTCGACAGACCTGATGCAGACGCGGGCCTGATCGAGACGCCACCGGTACGCTGCACTTGCATCGTCCTGAGTCCATCCGATCACGGCAGCGAGAGCATGGGCGATCCCGGCCGGATTGCTCGGATTCGCCTCCTCGACCACCAGCGACGGCGTCAGGGTCCCCCGGTGCTTCGCGGCGATTGCTGCGAGGATGGTGGCCTTCTCAGCAGTCTGATACTGCGGTCGGCCCTGTCGAAGACGCCTGGACTTCTACGTGGGTGGGTGCTTGGGCCTTAGTTCGCTTCGACACGGGTCATCTCCTCTCCTCGACCACGCGAGGTGACGGTTTCCTCAAACCACGCCCAGAGCTCAGCGGATTCGTCGTTGAAGGCTTCGGGCTGCTTCAGGGCGGCATCCTGAACCGCCGCTCCGCCAGTCGCGACGATCCGCTTCCAGTCCGGATCATCGGCGTTGACCAGTGAGAAGAGCCCGAACGACCCCTTGCCTTTCTCCTGCCGGAAGTCACCCACTCCGCAGATCTGGCCGGCCGCCGCGAACAAGTTGCCCACCGAGGACGGATCGATGCTCGATGCTGGGTAGCGGACGATGATCTGGGTGGCCCACTCCGGAAGAATCGCCCGAGTCCGGATATCAGGGGTACGGTTCATGCCCGCCGAGCGCACGCCGCACATGAAGAGCTGCGGGATGCCATACATGCGCACCTGATAGCCGACTACCTGGAGAAGACGCCCGACTGAGGCCTTCGTAGCCCCAGGAATCTCCAGCGCTGCTGTCATTGCCGCCGCCTTGAATCCAGGAGACGGGAAGACCAGCCGCGTGTCCGCTCCGGGGCTCGGATCGGCATAGACGGAGGCGCGGAACTCCTTCAGAGGATCATGCTTGAGCTCCGCTCGCTTAGCCGCACGGTTTTTGGTTCCAGCAGGGAGGAGGAGCTCTCGCTGAGCCTTGGAGCTCAGCCGGTTGTAGATGAACGGTGAGGCCCCAAGGATGCAGAGCGCTACCTCCACCATCTTGAGAGGTTCGACCAGTAGCGGAGTCGACTTCAGGACCTCCTTCTGTTCCTGGGTGGGCACCTTCTCGGCTTCGTCGGCCACCTTCTTGATTCTTGCCATCGGCTCATCCCCTTTCAATGTCATGACGTTACCTATGGTCGCACTCGTCCCGCCTCTAGCCATGCGTTCAGCTCTGAGAGCTTGTACCGTATCGCCCGAGACCCGACCCGGATGTACGGAGGCCCAACGCCAGCCGTCCGCCAGTTCTCCAGCGTCCCCTTGACGAGTCCGAGATAGTCGGCGGCGGCTTGGGTCGAGAGGAGGGTTAAGTTATCGCCCATGGGCAGGAGTGTACACCATTCGGCCGGCAAAGCGCAATAGCAAAAAAGCCCGACTCTCGCCGGGCGCATGGGAGGGATGAGGACCCTAGTCTATCACGGCACGGATCTTGAAGGACCCAGGGGCATGCTAATCACCATCATCCCCCTGCTGTTCGCCGTGGCCGGAGCGCTGATCTACGCCCTCTCCGCGAACTCTAAGGCCTGCGAGATCGGGCGCTTGATGTGTGCGGCAGGCCTCTTCGCCCTGGCGCTTCAACTCGGCGGGAAGAGCATTACCCTTCCATAAGAGGGGGCTTGACAGGCCTCCCCTTCCTCCCTTACCCTGAAAGGGAAGTACTAGATAGGCCGCTGGCCTCCTCCGGTCCATTGACCACGAGAGGGCCTCCCGGCGACACAGGCCGCTCGTGACTCCATAGAGGCGCGTGCCCTGTGGACACCTCGAACCCAAAACGAGGCGTCCCCGGGCATGCGCCTTTTTCGCGTTGATCCTCCGGGGCCGCCGGGGAGACAACGGAGATGGCGAGTCCCATTCATGCGGCTCAGAACAGGCAGGTAGAGCTAGAGGCCAGGCGCAAGGCCATGCTCGCGGAGGGCTCCACCGCCACCGCCGAGGAGATGGAGGCACTGGTGGCCGAGATCGCGGCGAACGATCGGGATCTGGCGGCCCTCAAGGCGATGCAGGACGCGGAACGTACGGCTCCTGCTACCCGTCAGGCGGGGACGGTGACGCCCCGGGTGGAGCAGGACCCCAAGCGAGGATTCCGGTCCATCGGCGAGTTCGCGCAGACCGTCCGGAGCCACCAGCTCGCGATGTCACGCGGCGTGGGGCGGCCGGACGAGCGGCTGCTCTGCGTCATCAACGAGACCGACAAGGAAGCGGAGAAGATCGCCGCCGAGCTCCGGGCCGCCGGCCAGGAGGACACCCCGGCGGTCATCTACCAGCGCTATGGCGCCGCCGCGCCCACCACCCTCCACAAGGAAGGACAGAGCGAAGACGGTCTGATGGTGCCACCGGACTTCCGGCGAGAGCTCTGGAAGCCTGCTCTGGAGGGGGACGATCTAATGTCCCTGATGCGCGTTCAGCCCACCGAGAGCGTCGTGGTGCAGTTCGCGGCGGACGAGACCACGCCCTGGGGCGCCAATGGCATCAAAGCGTACTGGGTGGCCGAGGGCGCCCAGCTCACCGCCTCGAAGCTCAGTACCAAGCCCCGCGAGGTACGGCTTCACAAGATTGGGTGTCTCGTCTACACCACCGACGAGCTCCTGATGGACACCTCCCTGCTGTCGGCCCGCATTAACGAGTGGGCCCCGATGGCGATGGGTTGGACCTGTGGCGAGGCGGTCATGCGCGGCGACGGCTCCGGCAAGCCCTTCGGCTGGGAGGGCTCTTCGGCAGCCCCCAGCAACGCCCTTGTGACGGTCGCGAAGGAGACCAGCCAGCCGGCCGCGACGCTCGTCTCCGAGAACGTGCTGAAGATGTCCAGCCGCATGCTGGCGGGTCCGGGCTCGAACCTGATCTGGCTGGCGAACCGGGACGTCCTGCCGCAGATGGCTTCCCTCAAGATCGGCAATGAGCCCTCTTGGGTGGGCCAGAACCAGGGCCTCAAGGATGCTCCGAACGGCATGCTCCTCGGCTCCCCGATCCAGTGGAGCGAGCACTGCAACACGCTCGGTACCTCCGGGGACATCCAGTACATCAACACCTCGGGCATGGCGGTTTTCGTCCACAGCAGCGGCACCCGGGTAGACTCCTCGATTCACCTCTACTTTGACTATGACATCAGCGCCTTCCGGTTCATTCAGCGGATCGGCGCCCAGCCCTACCTGACCGCCGCGATCTCGCCCTTCAAGGGAGCGAATACCAAGTCCCACTTCATCTATCTGGCTACCCGGTCCTAAGCAGGGAGCAAAGGAGAGCTAAATTATGGCTAGTCACCCTCTACTGCGGCCCTCGGATCGGCAGGATCTCGTGGGCGTCATCGATCCGGACGCCTATGCGGCGGGGACGTACACGACCGGATGGGTCAACGCGGGCCTCTACAACGGGTTCCTGGCGTGGATCTTCGCCGGAGACCTCGGCACCAACGCCACGGTGGACGCGAAGATTCAGCAGGCCTCCAGCAGCTCGGGCACTGGGGCGAAGGACCTTACCGGGGCCGCTATTACGCAGCTCACCCAGGCCGGAACCGACGACAACAAGCAGGTGGCGATCAACTTCAAAACGGAGTCGCTCGACACCAACAACGGGTTCTCGTGGGTGCGCCTGTCCATGACGGTAGGAACCGCTACTTCGGATTGCGGCGGCGCGCTCTTCGGCTACGACGCGCGATTCCCGGTCAATCATGCCTCGACGGTAGATGAGGTCGTCGGGTAATGAGCATCAAGCCCAGCCAAAGCGGCCGCGTCCAGACGGTTGAGGCGGGAACTACGCTCAACGTCGTGGGCACACTCCAGATTGGGGGTACGGCGGTCACCTCGACGGCGGCGGAGCTCAACGCCGCCGCCACTGGGGGGCCGGCCTCCATCACCTTCTCCCCGGCTGCGGGGAGCGCCAACGTCTGCGAGGTAACGGTGACGATCAAGAACGCGGCCGGCGCCACCCTCGCGGGCGTCTTCAACTTCGACCTCTGGCTGTCGGACGCCGCCACCGGGGCGGGGCTGACGGCGACTACGGCCTCCGGAGCCGTGGCGGCGAAGGCCTCCTCGGGTGCGGATCTCGCGGTTCTCACCACGAAGAAGGCCATTCGGGTCCAGACCCTCGCGACGGGCATCTACATCCTCAGCATCACGGACACGGCCAAGACCTTGTTCTATGTCGCCGCGCAGGTGCCCGGGACGGGCAAAACGGTAGTGTCTTCTCAACTCGCTACGGGGAACTACGGCTAAGGCATGAGGATCGACGTACTCACTCCCGCGCCGGTCACTCAATTCCTGGATATCGGGTCCCTCAAGGCCCGTCTGGGGATCGAGGACGCGACCGAGGATTCTCTCCTTGCGGAGTACGCCGAAGAGGCGTGCTCCGCGCTTCGAGAGGAGGGCTTCTTCGCGCGGGAGCTCGCGCGACAGGAATATCGAGAGGTCTTCTACCCCGAAGCTGGGTATTCAGGCCCGATCTACCGGTCCACGGCCGGGGGAATCCAGTCGCATGCCGGTGAGCTCGTGCTCTCCTGTAACCCCATAGATCCAGATAGCGTAAGCGTCGTAGTCAACGGTGTCACCCTAACCCAGGGCGAGGACTACGAGGTGCGGAGCGCTCTTGCCGGTCTTCTGTACCGGCCCTGGGGCTGGCAGGCCTTCTCCGGCCTTCTCAACGGCGGCATAGAAGTAACCTACAAGGGTGGATTCCTGATTCCCGCCTCAGCGCCTGCGGCCGGCGTGGTGACAACTTGGGCAGCCTCGACCGCCTACCCAGTAGGCGCCTGGGTTCGTCCCGCGTCCGGGGTCTCGGTCCTGCGCTTCGAATGCACAACGGCGGGAACCAGCGGCAGCGCCGGCCCCACTTGGCCCTCTGTTGCCGGGACAGCCGTTGCGGACGGCACCGCCGTTTGGACCGCGCGGCGGGCCTGGGAGCTCCCGCCAACGATTCGCCAGCTCGCCTCGATCGCGGTCAAGGAGCTTCGCTCATCGGCCAGCAGAGAGGCGGGGCTCATTGGGAGCACCTCTGATGGCGGCGGTGAAACCTACGCGGCGGCCAGCGCTACGAGCACGGGGTTTTCCCCCGAGCTCACGGCCCGACTTCAGACTATCGCAGCGAGGTATCGGCGGTGAGCGGCCTTACCTTCGAGCGCCAGCGGGATCTCAGGGTCATCCGCTCCCTTGGCCATGGCGCCAGGTCTGTGCTGCGGCGGCAGAGCACGATCCGC